ATAATAAAGAAAATCAAGTAAGAACAATCCAGTCTCTTAAAAACGCACCTTTCGAAAAAATAACCGCACAACATCATGTACATTTCACTGCAGAAGAAGCTGTAAAGGCAGTAGGAGTGTCTATAGTCGATAAATCTTTGCCGATGACAATGTATGAGGGTGCATCATCAGTCGCTATAGCGGGCACCATAGTATGGTACCACAGCCTAAATGCGTGGGAAAAGCGCATGGTGAAGCAATGTGGTTTGTTTAAGTCGAAATCGCACTCACAATTCGTAAAAACGGCAAAGATTATATCAGTACTATGCAAATCGTATCAAAATCTATGTAGAGAGGATCTAAGAAGACTGTTTGAGATGGATGTTCTTGTAAATAGAGTAGACGGACTAATAGATTGGAGTCAGGAGAAAATAAATAGAACTACACCACAGTTAGCGAATATACCAGAGCATACTATATACCAAGAAGCGGTTAAAATGTTTATTGAAGCAAAGGTGCGAGGCAGGGCCCCGGTAAAAGCGTCATGGGACCAATATTGGGCAAATAGATGGCAATGGAGTGCAGCTGGTTCTGTGCATTCACAATATATAGAAGATATGGAGTATGTAAGTAACAAGCGAGAGCTAAAAAATAAATTCATAATGATATCAACGATGCCGCAGTGTACCCAAGACTATTTCACTGCTAGAAAGCCGTCTATACATGCTTGGTCATCATACAAATACGAGTGGGGAAAGTTGAGAGCTATATATGGAACAGATACAACAAGTTACATATTAGCACATCATGCTTTTAGCAATTGTGAAAATGTGCTGCCTGCTTTCTTTCCTGTAGGGAAAGATGCCAATGACCAAAACGTATCATCAAGGGTTAGCGCCATATTGCAGAATAGGATGCCGTTATGTATTGACTTTGAGGATTTCAACAGCCAACATTCCGAGACGTCAATGGCAACAGTGATACAGGCATATCTAGATGTATTCTGGGATAACCTACATGAGGACCAGCGCCAATCTATGGCCTGGACAAAAGCATCAATATACAATACATACATACACGACAATGTAGGCACTAAGACACAGTACAGATCGAGAGGGACGCTACTATCAGGATGGAGACTGACTACTTTCATGAACTCAGTGTTAAATTACATATATACCAAAACTATAGCAGAAGACACATTTCCGTATCGAAACACGTTACACAACGGTGATGACGTTATATTAGGAGTTAGCAATCTAGTTACTGCACAGCGTTGTTCGAGATCAGCTGAAAAATACAATGTGAGATTACAACGGACGAAATGTGCGTTCGCAGGCATAGCCGAATTCTTACGGGTAGATCATGTGCGCGGGAGCAAAGGTCAATATTTGTCTAGAGCATGTGCAACTTTAGTACACTCGAGAA